TTGGATACAATGCATTGGTTGCGAATACAACTGGCACACAAAATACAGCGATCGGTAAAAGTGCATTGGCTGCAAATACATCAGCAGATAATAATACCTCTGTCGGATATCAGTCGTTACTGATTAATCAAACTGGCACGCAAAATACAGCGATTGGTTCACAGAGTTTAGCAGCGAACACATCCGGTGGAAATAATACTGCACTCGGTTACTATTCTTTACAAAGTAATACCAGCGGTATATCTAATACAGCAATTGGATCCAGTTCACTGCAAAATAATACAATTGGATTTCAAAATACCGCTTTAGGTTATGGCACTTTACAAAATAATACTGGAAATTACAATACAGCGGTTGGTTATCAAGCATTGGTTGGAAATACAACAGGTATAGGTAATACAGGGATCGGTTATTCAACATTGGCTTCAAACAATGGGCGTTATAATAGTGCGGTTGGTCATTTATCACTAACTTCCAACACCACAGGTATATATAATACATCACTTGGTTATTATGCTTTATATAATAATACAACTGGTTATTATAATTCCAGTATTGGTTCTAATTCTCAAAATAGCAATATATCTGGTAATTACAACACCAGTTTGGGATTTAGTGCACTATATACATCTGCTACAAGTTCAAATAATACTGCGATTGGTTATGATTCGTTATTAAGTAATAATGCAACCACGGGTTCTAATACTGCAATTGGAAAATATTCAGGAACTGGTGATGGGACAAATAATATAGATGCAACTGGTAATTATAATACTTATTTAGGTGCAAATACAGGAAATACTAGTAATTATAGTAATTCCACTGCTGTTGGATATGGGGCACTTATAAGTGCAGATAATCAAATTATGCTTGGCGGAAATAATGGAGGTTATCCAGCAGTATATATTCCTGGTAACCTGTATCTTACAGGTAATACACTGGTATCATCTTCAACAATTGGGTATGGAATATCGTCTTATTATGCAGTGTCGTCTATTCCAGGCGGGTCTTTTTCAATCTCTGCTGGAAGTATAACATCAACTCCAACTTGGTATCCAAACTTACTGCAAATTAATAATAGTGTAACCTGTAATCTTATTACTCCATCTCCTTCCACTGCGAATTCTATCGTTATTACAAGTGCCGCGAGCACAGCAACTTTTACAATTACTATAACTACAAATATAGCAGCACCCTATTTACCAAATAATCCTATTTATCAGTCATTTTGGACGTATACTGTTGCCGCATACCCAGCAAGTCCAATTGTATATACAACTAGTGTTCCAGGAACTATTGCTATATCATCTAATGGAACAAATGTTGTTCTTACAATATCTTTAGAAAATCCATCAGTATCAGCATACATCTATTATTTTACCCTACCTACATTATCATGGACCACTGCATAAAATTATGCATCTACATTGTCTTTGGCTGTGTTTTTAATAGTGCCCTTTATTTTTTTGGGTGCCAGACTCTTCACCGTAGAAACACGTTTATCCAGATTCTTAATCGTAAAATGGTTGTTTCCTTTGTTGTGAAATAAGCCTGGGATGTCCTTGATGAGACCTGTTGCCTTATCATAAATCACGTCTTTTACTCGTTGCAATTTCTTTCTATCTAAACAGTCCTTTAAAAATTTGGTTAAATGACTATATTCGGTTTCGTCTAGTTGTTTATCTTCTTTGTATTTGTCTGCAAACATTAGTAGTTTTTGGGTTTTGATGGTTTTGTCCAATTTGCTCCACGGTTCGTTTTTGTTATTGTTTTTTTCATTTTCCAAAAATTGTTCCAGATTGGATAAATCATTGGATGCCTTTGTTTCTGGCCACGGAATCCCATTCAAAATCATGGATTTGTATTTGATATTTTTTAATTCGATGCATTCCTCTGGAACTTCTAATACGATTTCATCTTTTACGTTTTCTTTATAAATTTTATTTTCTACCGGATTGCTTATTTCATTGCTAGTATCGTTAGATAATTCTTTATCCATGTTTGTATAGTATAATATAGACTGTTAAGTTTAACTCAGTTTTTTAAAATATTAATTATGTGTTTATTATTTATATTCTTTTTTGTAGATATAGTTATAATTAGGATGAATCTGATGGATAATAATAATAATGAAACAACCCCAAAAAAGATTTCTATTATAGGAACTAACAATCGTTATCAAATTAAAAAACTAACGCAAAATAAAGAAGTTCACAAACGAAAAACCATACAAAATACAAATATAAATATGTTAGAATATTCTCATGAATCTCAGAAAAAGATTCTTGACAATTTGTTAGTTACTGAGGACCCATGTATAAACAAAAAAACATTATTTTTGAAAGAAATCAGAAATAAAATTTCGAGTTACAAACAGCAAGATATCGGTAAAAAAATGTTTGAAGATTCGCACTTTGTTACATTAGAATACGTAATTGATTTATTGCAAACATGTCAACTTGTTTGTTGTTATTGTTCTGAGAAAATGTATATACTTTATGAGAATGTAAGAGAAAATGACCAATGGACGCTGGATCGTATTGACAATGACAAAGGACATAATCAAGGAAATGTTGTGATTGCATGTTTGCAATGCAATTTGAAACGTCGAAAGACCTCCAAAGATGCGTTCATGTTTACCAAAAATATGAAAATTATTAAGCAGGATAGTGTTGATATTTGAATCAATAATCAATAATCAATAAATTCCGAAATCATTGGAAATATGTCTCGGATGGCCTCGGCACAGCGCAGAGCGACTTCCTGGTGCTCTTTTTGCGTCCCATTTTTACTGCGAAGTTGGATATAATGCATCCATGACCTTAGCGTCCCATTCATATACAGTCGCGAAATTGTGTTTCCTTCCGGTAATACGCAGCGCGCCTGTTCCTTGGCGATTCCATTTTCAATAGCCCATCGATACGTTATCGATGCATGTTCAACTAGTTCGTTTTGTTTTTTAGTCCATTCATCTTGTAATGCTTGATCAGATGTTTGGATACTATTTTGTCTATTTTTTAAATCTTGCATTCTGGCTTCTCTTGGTTCAAATCCCAGATCGGCGACTGCATAACGCTGAGAAAATTCTTGGAATGAAAAGGAACGATGTCTCAATATTTGTCGTGCAATATCACGTGTAGTTTCTATTTCTAAACATATGCTTACCATTTCAAAGGGTGACCAGTGGTTATTACGAATCAAATAACGAACTAGTTTTTCATTGGTCTCAGTATTGTTTTGATTTTGTGGATTAGAAACCCGGGCACAATAAGTGACCAAATCTTCTATTGTTTTACCTGATTCGGATGATGGCGGTTGAGTATAACTAACAAGTTTTGCGGACATTTGGGCAATAATATTATTGTAGCATTGTTTTTATATTATTAGTTGTATACAATAAAAATAAATGTTGTCTATTGTATAATGAATACGACCGAATGGAGATGGAGCACGGGTGAGGAATATTTGAAAAGTCCACGGAAAGTATATCAATATCAGAATCAAAATCCAAATCCAAATGAAAATCCAGATGAAATACCTAATAATCCGAATGAAGCAATCCAACAATCATTAAATGGTTACCATCCTCAAATTACAACCTTTGATAATTTTGGGTTTGATATTACATTTTCAAGGAGTGAAAATGCATCGGGAACGCGCCGGGAAGATTTAGATAACAAAATATCGGATAGACAATTAATTGTTCAAAGAGGAACGAATCCATTTTTACAGACAACTGATTATGTAGATCATGTAGTCAATAGTGATATGTTTTTAAAACCAAAAAATACAACAACGGATCGTGTAAATACAAAAAACAATGAATCAAATGAACAAAGTTATGAATGACAGGTAAATGATAAATAAATGATAAGTAAATGACAAGTAAATAATAGTTGTAAATAATATAAATAATATAAATATTATAAATATTATAAAAATTGAAATGGTATAAAAGTTATTTGCTTTTACAATAATAATAAATAATAAATAATAAAATGGATAATTCAGATCAAATATATATTGACAGAGAAGATTTTGCTATAAAAAGTTCTCTGATATTGATGGAACTTCAAGAAATGTTAGAAAAGACTAAAAAAATAGAAAATATAATTATACAAAATATACGTTCTCAGGTAAGTGAAACTGACTTTTATCAGCCTGATTTGGAAACCGAAAAAGAGATGCCATCTAAAAAACGCATTCGTAAATGCAAATAAAAACCAACAATAACAATAAAAATAAATAAATGGAATAAATAAATGAAATAAAAATATAATAAGTATTGCAAACGACTTAAATATGTTTTTTACATTTTACATAATGAACAATTCTGCACTTTATACCACGCAAAATAATTTATTATTGAATAATTTGATGGATTTTTATAAAAACGAAACTAATTTGGATGACATGTTGAAAATTATTACTGGAGAATCACGAATTTCTTTACGAATTGTTGATTGGTTTGCTACTAATTATGCAAAAAAATATTATACGTTATATACGATTGATGAAAGTGAAAATAATGTAGAACGACGTTTCAAAGTTTACGTGGATTATAAGTTGAAATTAAAAGCGTATTCAAAAAAACGGTTTGACCCTTTTTGTCGATGGGACCGGATTAGCATCCCATACAAGGGAGACAAGTATATTGAGACAACCATTGGTCAATTGAATTTTTTCAAGTGGGCTCTAGAAAATAAGGTCATTGATTATATTGATAAAAACTATGAACTTATTGAAAAGGATATGAACTGTCGCAACAGCACTTCCAAAAGAAAGGAGACCATAGTAGATAATAGTAAAACTCGAAAAAAACGTGAAGAATTATCGATATCTGCGACCAAAAGTATAAAAAAGGAAAAAGTAGAAATTGTGGTGCAGTTTAATTAATTTTTAATTCTTAATTTTAATTATTTATTCATAGTTGAAATAAATAATTTGTTTTGATTTGATTTTTTTCGAATTGTTTTCATTTATCTATCATCACTTCCTTGGCTATATTACGAATTACTTTTTCTAAGTTGGATGGTTCTGCAGATCCCATGGATTCACATAGGATTCGTAAATATTGGTCATTTTGTTTGGAATCGCTTTCTTTGCAATGTGGATGATTATCTGTCCATTTTTGTATTTGTTTAATATTTTTATGACTTATATGATGAATTGCCTTTTTAATTTTTTTGTTTTCTTCGTTTTCTTTTTCCCATGCATCTTGATCTTTGATATACAAGACTTCTCTTTTGAAATCACTGCAATGTATAGGTCTTTTTGAGATATCCAATTGTTTCAAGCCGTCGATAAATATTTTACTAATGCCTTCCGTGTATCCAAGACGACCAACATTTTCCAAATCGGTCAATTGAACCTGTAAATCATTGATAAAATCGGTAAGATTCAACGCATCCTTGCATTGTTCGTTTAAAAAGAAGTTCAGATTAAATTTGGTTTTGTTGTGACAATTTGTATTATTGGTTATATTTGTATTCTTTGATAATTCCATAATTTTTTGATTTTGTTCTAACATATATTTGTTTTGTTCAACAATAAGTTCTTTAAATTCTTGATTTTGCTTTAGTATTTCAATAACCACATTTTCCGATAAATTTGAGTTTAGATTATTTTCAATTTTATCTTCATCTTTTTCATCAATTATTTGTTCATGACTACATTTTTTTTTATGTCTAGATAATCCTGAACAATGTTTATATTCTTTACCACATTCACAAGAATATATTTTTTCTTCCATGGGTTTTTTTTCGTTATCATTTGTATTACCATGTTTACCATTTATATGTTTCAATGTCAGTAGGTGTTTTCTATAATCCTTTTTGTTACCACTTATGAAGTTGCAAATAATACAATTATACATGGGTTTTTTCGATGGGTTTTTTGTTACCATTTTACCTATATGTATGATAAATATAAAAAACCCCTAAATACTTTTGAAAATAATTTTAAAAATTTTCAATCACATTTTTAAAATTATTTTTTTAGTAACCATATGCTAATTTTAAGTTTCAGTCACAAATCACAATTTTCCAAAAAGTATTTTCGTTTTTCAAAAATGGACATTTTTAAAAATGTCCAAAAACCAATTTCCGAAAAAAGTCTTGGAAAACCTTGTTTTTTTCATTTTTTCTTTAAGTTCTTTTGAAATATATATTAAATCGATATTCGTTTATATATCTCAAAATATGAATTTACAACAGAATAATCGTCTTCCATATGTTTGAGTAATGGTGGATGGTCATATACACTGAAATTCACAATCTTTTGAACACATTTGTATATTATATTTTTTTCCGTATTTAATGGATCTGCATGATAATTCATAGTATTTATTTCATTCATGTGAGACAATATATTTTCACATACATATTGCAATACAAATTTGGAGGGATGGTTCACTGTATAAAATAATAATTTCTCTTTATAAAAAAGACGAATATACTCATTTATAGAAATAATAGAAACATTTGATAAATGCCCATAATTTATCCAAAGTTCATGATTTCTCCGGTTTAATTCATTTAAATTCTTTTCGACAATTTGTTCTAACTCTTCAGTCGTTTTAAAATCAAATGAATTAACGACATTTTTTAGAAATTCTTCCGGAGAATGATTTTTTTTATAATAATCAATTAGTTGATTATAATGATATGCGGATGGTTCATCTATATGCCACGCCATACAATCAAAATTATACAAATCAAAATAACAACTATCAAAAAAGATGATCTTAGAGTTGGGTTTACGATTTGCAAATAAATAACTAGTTGATAAATAATCTTTATCTCTGTAATTGTCTTTAATGGACTGTGTAATAATTATATCTGCATGAACAACACAACGATAAAATTCTTCTTTTAATATATCGGTAGAAAAACACATAATTACTTTTTGTGAATATTTATTTGAGTCCAAATTTAAAATAGTATTACAGGATGCAACTTGACAATTACCATAAAATAGAACATTTATCATTGCAACGAATATATATAATAAAATTATAAAAAAATTTTTAAATTATATTTAATTAGAAAAATATATTTAATCTTTTGTTTTGTTTTGTTTTGTTTTGTATTTTACTTTGAATATAAATATAAATATAAAATGAATATTTATATATAAAATTGTGTGATGGGAAATGCCCAATCCATTCGAAAAATCAATTTCGAAGATATTCAGATTGTTATTAAAAACCCAGAATCTTATTTATTAATCAATACCCTAAATGAACATGAACAAAATTGTTTAATCAAGAATACAGTTTCTATACATCAAGAAGAGTCGCTAATAAATAAATATTTGCAATTGGGACGTAATATACGTATTGTTATTTATGGAAAGAATTCAAATGATGAAAAAATATATAAAAAATATCAACAATTATTGTCCCTTGGATTTTGCAATGTATTTATTTACATGGGTGGGTTATTTGAATGGTTATTATTACAAGATATTTACGGCACTGACGAATTTCCTACTACTACTAAACAATTGGATGTCTTGAAATACAAACCACACTCTGTATTAAACATCAAATTGCTCGATAATGGGTGAAATTCTATTCAATAATGAAATATTCGCCAATTCATCTGCTCGTCTATTTTCACTACGATAAATATGTTTATAAGTGATATTTGTGAATTTTGTTTCTAATTGTTTTGCACGTTCATATAATTCAATCAATGCACTGGACTTGACGGAATATTCACCATCCATTTGCTTGATTACTAATTGACTATCACCACAAACCAATAGTTCATGGATTTCTAATCTTGTTGCATTTTCTAATCCAATAAGAACTGCATGATATTCAGCCTGATTATTTGTAAGGTGTTCGCCTAGAAATTTAGACGAAGACCAATATTCTTCGTTTTTATAATAAATGACTGCACCTGCACCAGCAAGTCCTGGATTGCCTTTACTACATCCATCAAATTTGAGAACATAATCATATTTTTTTTCTATTGTATGTTCCAGATGCTTTTCTGGATAAATTTTTTTTATATTTTTTTTCTGAATGGTAAATTTTATAGGTATATTCATATTGATACTATATAAATATACAGAGGACATGTTTAAGTATATACAAAAATTAAAATTGATTTTATTCTTATACTTATGTTTGTTGGTTATAAACATAATATCAAAGAATCTAATCAAATTAAAACAAATCGAAACAAAATGGCAATCTCGCGACAACTTATTATCCGATATAATAAATTCATGGAGAAAATCAACACCAATAATACTATTCAAAAATACTTCAATATTGCAGACGTAAAACTATCATTTTCATTAGATATGAACAAAAATAATTTATTCTTTACCATCTCATATCTTGAGAAATTTTCACATGATTTGATAGATTTACCCAATGAGATGAGTAATGTAATTATGTCATTTTTAAATTCTAACATGGTTGCAAAATTTCAAATTACATTTCCGGAGTCTTATCCATTTGATCCACCATTTTGGACATTAGTCAATGTAGAAAATGAATTAAATAAATCATTTGATCTTGATGTCTATTTCCAAACTATTGTAAATCTTCAAAATTGCCAGAATTATGCACATTGGTCACCTGCGATTGATGTTGAAAAAGAAATATTGGGTTTCATTACAAAGATGGAAATCGAAGAACTAAAACAATAAAAATCAAATAAAAATAAAAGAAAATAAAACAAAATAAAAAATCAAATATAACCACAAATAACAATTTGAAAAGTGTTTTCAGATGTTTTTAAAATCTGAAATGGTTTCCCACAACCATATATTTTTTTATTTGCAAATAAAAATTCACACATTTCCATTGTCTCATGGGGATTCATTTGCCGCCCATTTTGAATAATGGTTCCATGTCGAAATATACCACAATTTAATTTTTCAATAAGTATAGGATCCTTACAATGTGGACACGTTATAACCATTTCATTAGTAATCTCTTCATTGGTTGCCATTTATATTATAAATATATCATGGAAATAAATTTATTCAGAATATCCCATCAATTTATCAATCATTTTACATTTCTCAATAACTTCTTGAGGCAATTCTACGTCATAATCATTTTTCTTGATAATAGGTCTTACACGATGATGTCCATCTAGTTCATAAATGCTATCATTTTCCGGATACTTAGTAACTATATTGGAAAAATCATGTGAAAAATATTCCCATCCACAAAAATCATAAATTTTTCGAATGGTTTCTTCTGTATGATTGATTAAATCATAATAAGACAAAAACAAAAAATGATTGTCTTGATTATTTTTCTTTGCCCAAGAAATTCCTGCAATTGATCTCATAATGGGTTCTGTATTTGGTGCTAAAAATTGCTCTATGTTTGTTATATATTTATTATTATCACTATATAATTTTACAAAAGATTTCACAATTTCGAATACCGGTCTTTCTAATACAATCGTCTTATAGTTCGGATCTATATATTTTTTTATTAATTCAACATTTACCGGTAATGTCCAAGAGCGACATTTATCCACCACAATGGTTTCTGTAATATTTTTATAATATATGTGAGGTATTTGGGATATAAGATCATAAGGAGTAGTATTTTCTCTATTATTTGCTTTTAATTGTTGACTTGCAATTCCAGTAGTAGATTGAAGCATATCCCACATGAGTTGACATACTGCCGAATTTCCTTCAGCATGTATTTTGGGGTTTTGTGATAGAATGGACGATAATAATGTAGATCCTGTTCTAGGTAGTCCACTTAGACATACAAATTGCTTCATAATTATTGAATAGATATTGAATATATTATCTAAACATATTTATTGTCTAAACATATTTATGGTCTATAATATATTGTATTTCATCCATCCATGCCTGTAATACATATTGTTCTTCAAATATATTCTGATTTCCGTCCAATATCATTTTTGCACAAAGCATATGATTGTTAATAAAGACTTCATGATATTGATGACAATCAATTAGGTAGGATAGCGGTATGACTTCTTCTCCTTTTCTAGAGCGTTTATGTATTCTTTCATGGCAAATTTCAGGATTCGTATTAACATAAATTACATGTTGCACTGGAAATTCATTGGCAAATTCGTCAAACCATTTTAAATAAATTTGGTAATTCACGTCTTCTATTTTTTGTTGGTCATGTAACATTTTGGCAAAAACATATTTATCGGTAAATAAACTGCGTTCAGAAATAATAACTGAATTTTCATTTTCTTTCATCGCTTTTTTTAAAATCGATAATCTGGAAATAAAAGCCATCATTTGAAAAGGAAAGGAATATTTTTCTTGATCGATATAGAACTTTTCTAACATGGGAGTCCCTGACGCATCTTTAATTTTCATCCATTCCTCTACTGGTTCTTTCAAAAATATTACCTTTGAATTTTCTTTATATATATCTGTTAACTGTTGTAAAAGTGTGGATTTACCAGAACCAATATTTCCTTCGATGCAAATAAGTGTATTTGACATATTTATTTGTTTTATCCGTAATTTATTTGTATATTTGGCTTTATACATTTTGCATTTATTATTTCAATTTTATTGAATAAAAAATAAACTATAAAATTGAAATATAAAAGGATGTTGTATATTATAATACAATACAATACTCTTTTAACAAGAAATGGATTTAAAACAAAGAAAACTATCAAAAGCGGAATGGGATTCCATGGAAATATTGGTTTCGCCCGATGAAATTGAAATTCTTAAATTAATAACAAATGGGTATCATGATGTGAATGTAAAATACAATAACAATCTATCATTATTTACCTATTTGAAAATAGAATATTCGGATAAAATGGAAGAATATTTATTTACAAAATATTTTTCAGGTTCGATTCAACAAATAATCAAAAAATATTATTTAAATTATATTAAAATCAATGTAGATACAAAAATTGTGATTAAAAAGGCGGATCAAATTCGTTTATCAAAAACTGATTCAAATATTGAGAATTTACAACATATATTTGAATTTGTCTTGATAAAGCATATGGAACAACTGTTTCAATATAAAAACAAAAATGACAAAAAATGGATGTATCATTATTTTACGCTGCAGAAATTAATGGAAAGCAATATTTCTAAAATAAATAAAATTGTTCAAAGTATTATTAGTCAAATATTAAACTATGACAAGGAAAACATTGATTTGCTGTATATTATTTGTCATTCGGTTGAATACATTGAAAAAAATACACATTTACTGAAATACATTGATATGATGCTTTATGACCATCAAAAAGAAATTTTTACAGTAGCAAAATCGACTAGACCAAAATTGATTTTATATATTGCGCCTACTGGAACCGGAAAAACCCTGACTCCGCTAGGTCTCTCTGAAAAGCATAAAGTAATCTTCGTTTGTGCTGCTAGACATGTTGGCTTAGCATTGGCAAGAGCGGCTATTTCCATCAACAAAAAAATCGCATTTGCATTTGGATGCAGTAGTGCCGAGGATGTTCGGTTACATTATTTCGCAGCGAAAGAATTCACGGTGGATAGACGCAGTGGTGGGATTCGAAAGGTAGATAATACCATTGGCGATAAAGTAGAAATCATGATATGTGATATCAAATCCTATATTGCTGCGATGTATTATATGACGGCGTTCAATGAGCCTGCCAATATCATTACATACTGGGATGAGCCAACTATTACCTTAGATTATGGCACTCACGAATTCCATGAAATTATCCATAAAAATTGGAAGGAAAACTTGATTCCGAACTTTGTATTGTCTTCTGCCACATTGCCTAAGATTCACGAGATTACCAATACGATACATGATTTCCAAAAAAAGTTTTCTGGTGCAAATATTTGTAATATTGTTAGTCATGACTGCAGGAAAACCATTCCGCTTATTAATAACAATGGATATGTCGTGATGCCGCATTATTTGACGGAGGATTTCAATGAATTACTCAAGTTTATAGAACACTGTGAACAGAATCTAACATTGTTACGATATTTTGATTTGAAAGAAACATCTGATTTTATTCATATATGTGAAACAAATCCCTTTATTCGGCCGGTGGCAAAAATTGGACGAAATTTTGGTTCCATTGATGATATTGACATGAAAAGCATTAAAATGCATTATTTGAAAGTTGTTAAAAACATAGTTCCAGAGATGTGGGATATAATTCAAGCGCAACTAAGCGTGCTACGAAAGAAACGCATTTGTCCGAATGATACTATTGACATCAAGGGAAACAAAATACAAAAAGTGAAAAGCATTGGTCCAGGAATTACACAAAGCCACAGTTCTAATCAATTAGGAACGGGATTAGGTTCAGGACTAGGAAATCCATTGACGCGTCAGATGAGTGCGCAAATACCAACGTCCTCATCCATGTCTTTACTACAAAATATAGTGGAGGCCAGACCGCCGGCGGATAATGGGACTTGTGCAATTTACGTGACTACTAAGGATGCGTATACGTTGACAGACGGACCAACAATCTTTTTGGCAAAGGATGTGCAAAAGATTGCAAAGTTCTGTATCCAACAGGCAAATATTCCAGCGATTGTTATGCAAGACATTATGCAGAAAATCGAAATTAATAATGATATTAATGAGAAGATTGTTTTGTTGGAACAGGAAATAGAAACTGAAATGGAAAAACAATCTACAAAGGGCGAAACAAATGGAAGTAACTCAGGACAATCTAAGGACAAAAAAGGTAAGGTAAAAGCGATGGATGACAAAGTGGGTAAAAGCAAGGATAAACGCGTGATTCAGTTACAGGAACAAATTGAAATGTGTCGTGGTCTTGTAAAACATGCTGCTCTAAATGATATCTTTGTGCCGAATAAATTGGTCCATTTGAATAAATGGGCGGAAACATTGAAACCACCAAATCCTTTTACAAGTGATATTGAGGAAGAAACTATTATTTCTATCATGCTTTTGAAAGATGTGGAAGATAGTTGGAAAATATTATTGTTGCTTGGAATCGGTGTTTTTACAACTCATGAAAGCATTGAATATACGGAAATTATGAAGAAAATGGCTGATCAGCAGAAATTATATATGATTATTGCCGATACTGATTACATTTACGGAACCAATTACCAGTTTTGTCATGGGTATTTGAGCAAAGACTTGGAGTTAACACAGGAAAAAATCATTCAGGCAATGGGACGTATTGGCAGAAACAATATTCAACAGGAATATAGTGTGCGTTTCCGGGATGATGAGCAAATCAAGTTATTGTTCAGGTCCTTCTTGCCAGAGGAAAAACCAGAAGTTATGAATATGAATTTATTATTTCATAGTAAATAAAATATAATAATATTTTATATAAACAAAATGAAAATGAAAATAAAAACAAGAAGAATAAAATCAAGAAGGATGAAATCAAGAAAAATGAAATCAAGAAGAATGAAATCAAGAAAAATCAATAGAAAATCAAATACAAAAAGAAATCGAAAATTTAACACAAGACTTTACAGAAAACAAAGAGGTGGTGACGAAGACGAAGATGATGAATATGATGATGAAGTAACAAAAAAAAATAAGCAATATGCTCGTAAAATTAGAGATGATATTAAATCGGCATTTTCAAAATATGCAAATTTACCAATTACTATTTATATTTCATTAGGACATAATTATGATGATGATACAAAACCTACTATTGAATTTGACATACTTAAACAAGGAACTTTTTCTTCTCTAAAAGAACAAACATGTTTTCAGTCTGTTATTTATCCTTTTCAAAAGAGCACTATGCTTTCTAAATATCCGATTATACAAATTGGATCATCTTGTTCGATTTATGTAAAACCATGTGACCAATTAAGTGTATCTACTATTTTGAAAGAGTTAAAACCTATACTTGAACGGTATAGAATAAATGAAGTTAATGTTGGTGATAGCACTATTTTTCTTTATACAAATGAAACAAGAGACCAAGAAATAAACTTTCCTACAAAGTATTTGTATAAAATGAGATATAACAAAGATTTTTATTGCTATTATTTGTTTGGCAATTCTAATTATACAGGACTTCCATTATCCGAATTATCGTCAGATATACTACAAGAAATTTCTTCATTGAATTTAAATTTACCTGTGACCATAACAAATACATCACAACTAGGTGAGTTTCTACAGAAAAAAGTGGCTAGTTTTTGTGTAGATAAATTCATTAATGATGATGGGCAACTTGTATGTGTTGTTGTAAATGAACAATGGCAAAATTTATTGGCATTGATTTCACTGATTGAAAAAATATATAATAGATTGTTTGGGATTAGTAATAGATAAGTATTTTTATGTTAACATTATTTATAATAAAAAAATAATTATAAATAATACATGATATATGGTCACGATTTTAACGAAGACGAAGAACCAAATGCATGGTTGCGTCAGACTGCACCCCATAATCTTGAATAGTGCGACCATCTTCTAATTGTTTGCCTGCATAAATGAGGCGCTGTTGGTCGACTGGAATGCCTTCCTTTGAAAGGATTTTTTGTTTTACATTTTCAATGCTGTCTGCAGGCTCAACCTCTAGTGTTATGGTCTTACCGGTCAAGGTTTTTATGAACAAATTCATACTATATTACTAGATAATATTATTATATTTTTAAGTCCTTTTCCAAAGTTTCTTCATTTATTTTATCTAAATCCTCGACCATTTTATTTGCCTGTGCTAATTTTTCCATAATGGTTACTTTGGTAGATTTGGTGGTAGCCCATGATTTTTTCAGTTTTGGATGTTTTTCCACACGAAAAAATTCGCGTTTTTTGGTTTGCTCTTTGTCGTAATATTCTTGGCAATAATAAACGTATTTTTTCATCATATTGTGAGTAATACCTTCCGGCAATTCTTGCGCATTTTGTTTGCGCGCCTTTTTCTTGATAGTGTTGTCTATTTGTTCTTGTTTTTCTGTTTGTTGTTCTTCCATTCTTTATTGTTAGATTATTGATTTGGGAAATAGACTTATTACTTAATACTATAAATAATTATAATATTAAACAGTAAAGATAATAAATATATAAAATGACACGATATATGGTCTCTAATTACTATATGCCAACCCACCCATTCCACTCATAATTCTCAACACGTTATAGTTGGTAGCATAGACACGGACCTTGGCAGTCTTGGTTCCCTCAACGGTGGCGTTGGAAAGAACAAGTTGAAGGGTTGCGTTATCAATACGGGAGAAGTTGCATGTGCCGGATGGCTGATGTTCCTCAGGTCTCAAGGCAAATGAATACACGTTGATACCTTCATCAGGGCTGCGGGTATGTGATTGGTAAGGCTGGACCCATGAGAAGTAAGAACCTTCGCGTTCAGAGAAGCGGTCTTGGCCGTTAAGTTGGAGCTTAGCGGTGACGACAGGGTTCTGTCCCCAACAGTGGAGGTCAAGAGAGGTCTCCGTAAGAACGAATGTTCCTGCATCAGACACAGATGATCCACCGTTGTGGTTGGATGTTTGGGCAAGAGCCAATTGGGCAAGAAGATTTGGGTCAACACCGGCGGCAATAGCGGCAGCCGAGTTGATAGGAACAGCAGGCCCACCAAAGTTTGTCTCATTGTATGGGTTGGAAGTTCCGTGCCAATATCCAGTGAATGAATCAGGGATATATTCATCAAGAGCACCAGCATCATTGAAAAGACCACGAGGATCAATGTATTGATCACGTGATACTTCAGAAGGTCCACCGAAAGCATGGATAGCGTTAGGGAGAGCATCAATGGCATCAGTGTAGTTGAAAGGCTGGGCACCAAGAACCTTAAACAAGAGAGCATCGCAAACAAGTGATGAACAGTAATCAACGTTCTGATCAGGCTGGACAACCCAGACGAGTTCCTTGACAGGGTGGTTAAAGTTGAGTTTGATCTTGTTAGAAGATGAACCAACTGACTCATCACCAGTGAATTGGAGCTGAGAAATCAAGTATTCATGAGGATTCTGGGCGAATCTTCGGCGTTCATCGGTATCCAAGAAGACATAGTCAACATAGAGGGAAGCAGCGACCAAAGACTGGTTGTAGGCAATTGCGGCAGGAACGGGGCGTCCAGGAACAAATTGTCCATCTTTCCCACTGTATGGTTGAGTGTTGCAGGAAAGAGTGGTGACAGCCCACAAACATTCGTCAATAGGACGGATATCAAGGTTGATCTTGACTTCGTGGTATTGGAGAGCAATCAAAGGAAGGGCAAGACCAGGGTTTGTGCAAAACCAAAATTGGAGAGGCACATAGAGGGTGGTTTCAGGAAGGGCATTACGAGGAGCGCAAACTTGACGAGGAGCCAATGAGTCGCAAGGACCATCGACTTCAGCAAAGGAAGGATCGGTGATGAAGGTAAGTTGAGTGGTGTTACCAACCATCTTCCAGTATCCGCGTTCCTGTTCGGAGGTCATGGTAAGTTGGTTCCAGATGTGCATCCAATCACCATATTGGCGATCAATGCGTTGACCACCAATTTCGACTTCAACCTGGGCAATAAGTTGCTCACCAGGGTAATCCAACCAACGGGCATAAACACCTGAACCAACACCGGCAGCATAGGATGCGATACCCATAAGTTGATTGATTTCAGGAACAGTCACCTGAAGATAAGTGCGGTAGCACAAATCACCGTTTCTGCTGATAACACACTGAACACGGCGACCGAAATCAGCCTGTCCATTGAAAGTCTGTTCAATAGACTCGATGGCAAAGTTTGTGTAGCGTCTGTAAGTAACCTTCCAAAAGGTAATTTGAGGATTTCCAGTAAGATAGACATCTTGGGCGCCGTAGGCGACGAGTTGCATTAATCCACCTCCCATTTTATATAATTGCTAAAGAAAAAAATTTTGATAATTAATTTAATTATTTTTAATTTAATTTAATTTAATTTTATTTCAAATAAATTACATTCAAATAAAATTAAATTAATTTTTGCACAATATATCGTCATGATAATATTTTATTAATATCCAAATTATCGTTCATAAATGTAGACAAATAGGACTCTAAAAAAATCTCTTTTTTACCTTCATGATTTTTCAATAAATAATAGGAATCCTGTTTTTTCTTAACAGTCCATCCTTCTTCTAAAGAATTAAATAAAAAAACCATTTTATGAAATTTATTTCTATCAACTTTTGCTATATTTTTATTGCCTTGATCATCTATTAATTGTATTGTAACTTCCATTAATAAATTCATTTAATTTTTTATTTTTCTTTAAACTCGTTTTTTTGTTTTCTATATCTGTCATTGAGAAACTATAAACCATAAATTATAAAATTATAAACTACAAACTACAAACTAGATATTTTTATTATTTTGTATTATTTTAAATTAAATAAATACTAATTCATATATTATAGTTACTTCAAATGCCTTCTTTTAAACCAAAAGCAAATAAAAAAATAAAAATCAGCAAAAAAAACTCAACTACATTAGACGGAAAACACAAGGAATTTATGAATGAGTTTGCAAAAGATGAATATGACTACATACCTAAATTAAAAGAAGAATATGCTTCTATCTCAAATATATTAAAAACACCGAATTTGACCATTGAACAAATCATGGAAAGTAAAGATCGCATGAAAGAAATTAGCCAAACAATTAAAGAACTAAAAAATAAGAAGAATGAATATTTTTTAGATAATTCAAAGTTTATTTTTGAATATTTTGAAAACAAAAAAAATATTTCAAATACAGAAAGCAAACAAATGATAAACAAAAATCAATTATTAGATAACTTTTTTAAAATAAAAAATGATAGAGTATCAAACAATGAAACATTGAATAAAAACATTGTTCAGAAATATTTGTGTAATATTGACGAAACTTTCCTAGATATGAATACGTTTGTTAGAACCACTGATATTTGTCAATATTGTTTCAAAGGTGAATTGATTCCATTGGATGATGAGGGTGTCTTAATATGTAACACATGTTCCGTAAATATTCCTTATTTAATTGAAAATGAGAAACCTTCTTATAAGGAACCGCCTAAAGAAGTTTGTTTTTATGCCTATAAAAAAATTAATCATTTCAAGGAAATTTTGGCACAATATCAAGGAAAAGAAACAACACAAATTCCAGTTAATGTTATTGAATTGATTAAACAACAAATTAAAAAGGAGAGAATTGAATTAGAACAATTGAATCATTACAAAACAAAAGAAATTTTGAAAAAACTGGGATTTAATAAATATTATGAACATATTGCATTTATCAAAAATAAATTAGGCATTAAACCACCTGTAATGTCACAGGAATTAGAAGAAACCTTGTGCAATTTATTTATGGAATTGCAATCACCCTATGCTAAAAATTGTCCCGATTATCGTGTGAATTTCTTGAATTATTATTATATATTATACAAATTGTGTGAGTTATTAGGGGAAACGGAATATTTGGATGATATTCCAATGTTAAAAGACCGGGAAAAATTAATTGAACAAGATGAAACTTGGAAAAAAATGTGCGAAGAATTGAATTGGGAATTTATAGCCACTGTATAAACAAAAACAAAAATATAAAAATAAATTCATGGTCAATAATATGAATTTATTGTTACTTGTTACTTGTTATTTGTTACTTGTCAATTATCACTTCCTTTGCAATATTGCGAATCACCTTATCTAGATTGGAAGGCTCAGAAGAACCCATTGATTCACACAGTATTTGTAAATATTGATCATTTTGTTTAGAATCACTTTCCTTACAATGAGGATGACATTCTGTCCATTTTTGTATTTGTTTAATGTTTTTACTGCTGATATGATGTATTGCCTTTTTGATTTTCTTGTTTTCTTCGTTTTCTTTTTCCCATGCATCTTGGTCTTTGACATACAATACTTCTCTTTTTATATCACTGCAATGGATTGGCCTTTTTGAAACATCAAGTTGTTTTAAACCATTAATAAATATTTTTGATATCCCCTCTGTATACCCAAGTCGGCCAACATTTTCCAAATCGGTTAATTGAATTTGCAAATCATTCACAAAATCCATGAGATTTACTGCGTCTTTGCATTTTTCATTTAAAAAGAAATTCATATTAAATTTGGTTTTGTTGTTATTTGTTGTATTTGTTACATTTGTAACATTTATTTTTTCAGATAATTCAATTATTTTATTATGTTGCTCTATCATTTGTTTACTTTGTTCAAGAATAAGATCTTTGAATTCTTGATTTTGTTTGACAATTTCTAGAATCGCATTAATATCTTCTTTTTGTTTGTCATCATTTGTTTTTGGTTTTACATAATTCTCAAAAATACATTTTTTTTTGTGACGCCATAGTCCAGTTCTTTCTTTATATACTCTACCACATTCACATAGAAATGTATTTGTTGGAATCTCGGAACTTTTTTTGGAACTTTTGTCAACATTTGTTGATTTCAAATGTTTTGCTGTTAATAAATGTCGTTCATATTGGCTTTTTCGTGACGTAATATACTCGCAAATAATGCAGTTAAATTTTTGTGGAACATTTTGGTATATTTTTGTTGACATTTTGTTGATATATTATCAACAGAAAAAAGTTCCTGAATGTTTCCTAATAAAAATTTTAAAATTATCATCACAATTTTATAATTATTTTTTTGGTATCCACATGCTTTTTTTCTCTTCAGTGACAAAAATCAATTTTCCAAAAAGTATTTTCGATTTTCAAAAATGGACATTTTAAAATGTCCAAAAACGACTTTTCGAAAAAAGTCTTGGAAAAACCTGTTTTTTCCCCATTTTTACAAAGGGTTATAATTTTCATAATAATTTTCTTTGTAACCAGGCGGATCGGTGTCTTCGTTTGTTGTATACATACCACCTTTCTTATACTTTCTTGATTTCTTGGATTTTCTAGATTTCTTGGATTTCTTGGATTTCTTGGATTTCTTGGATTTCTTGGATTTCTTGGATTTTTTAGATTTCTTAGATTTTCTCCCACCCTGAGTGGAGTCAAATGATTCAAACGTTGTTTCTCCTGAATAATCTGGATTTTCCCATTCTTCATTTTGATTTTGATTTTCATTTTCATTTTCATTTTCATTTTCATTTGGATTTGTTAGATTCAATTCAGAAATATTCATCGGACCTTGATAATTTTCTTCTTCTTCCGGGTTTAAATTCAAATCCATATCAATATCCATATCCATATCCATGCTATTTTCATCATTAGGAATAGATTCAATATTGGATTCAAATGGATCCTGACCACCTATTTTTCTACTGTATCTTGCTTTATTGCGTAATTTACGTTTAACTGATTTACGTCTGACGATAAAACGTTTTCGTTGCATGATAATATATTATAACATTATTAAAATATATTATTGGGTATAGTTAATAATTAAAATCCACCAGGGAACCGAACAAGATTAGCACCAATACCGAATCCAGCACCTGATCTAGCAGTCACGCCAATGCTAGGAACATAAGTATCTAAGATACTGAAAGTAGCAGCGGCGGTCAAAGCAATCAAGCAGATTTCTTCTAAATTCAAAGATTGTTTTGGTATGGCAAATGCAGCAACAGCGACAATTAAACCTTCTATTAAATATTTGATGACTCTTTTCACCAATTCAGTAACATTAAACATACTGCTCATTATATAGATAATAAAGAAAAAATAATTTATGCGATAAAATACTTAAAATGAAAGATATACTAAATATATAATGAGTAATAAAAACAAGTCAAAATTCGAAAAAAAAACAACCAAAGATGGTAAACCAAACACTAAATATGTGGATTTATTAGAGGTAGATAAGCCAATTGCAGGACAAAATTTTGGATGTTTTTCATTTTTGACCCCGGAGAAAATATTAAAACAACGGGAAATGTTTTTCTTTGAAGAGTTCCTAAAGAAATGGGAGTTTTCTAAATCCATGGAAAAATTTGCACAGTTTTTGAATTTTATTTCCTACAAATACAAGGTATCATTTGAAGACATAATGAAGGATTATGAAGAATTTGTGAAAGAGGAAAGAGACAATATTATTTCATCATCCATTGAGGATGATTATAAGACATTTTTGGATCATAATGAGGAAAATCTAGAAAAACAATTCAATATCAAGCATAATTTCCAAACCTCGGTAAGAGGATTTAAGAGTAGAGGTAATTTTACTACACAGGAAGAAGCGGAACTAAGAGCGAAATTATTAAGAGAAACCGATCCACATTTTGATATTTTTGTGGGTCCAGTTGGTCAATGGTTGTGCTGGGATCCGGAAGCGTATAAAACCGGAAAGACTGAATATATGGAAGAGGAATTGAATCAATTGATGCAAGAGAAGGTAAAGAATGAAACTTTTGCTAAAAATGCATTTGAACAACGTATCAAAGATACTAAAAAGAAGGCGATTGAAGAAAATATGAAAAATGCTGAAAAAACAGGCAATCCATTAACACAGACCATTGATGAAGATGGTAATTTGATTGGTATTCAAAATACCCAAGAGCGTGTTCTTGCAGAAAAGGAGACAATTTCAGTAGGAGATATACGAAGTGAATTATTTGAAGGCGAAAATATTGTGGTTGGAAAAACAGATTATGGTCAAAGTCAATTGAAGAGTGGGCCATTTGCAAACAACCCTGTCGAATAATTATAAATAATTATAAATTTTTTATGTATTCATTTTATTGATTATTTAGAACAATTACATTATTTGTAAATGTTATAATATTTACAAATAATATGTGTGGAATTTTTGGAGTAGTTCTTAATGAGGACAAAAATATATATGAACTAATTATAAATGGTTTAATACAATTACAAAACAGAGGGTATGATTCTGCTGGATTATGTGTATTAAAACCAGATTCTTTTGAGATTCATAAATATGCATCTACAGAACAAATGGACGCTATACAAAAATTGATTGAATTAAATTTGACATCAAAAAACTATGAAAACGAATTTTGTATCGGTATGGGACATAATCGTTGGGCTACCCATGGAATTAAAAATGATACTAATTCTCATCCACATTTGTCAAACAATCAAAAATTTGCAATTGTTCATAATGGGATTATTGAAAATTACAGTGAATTGAAAGACAAACTAATAAAAAATGGCTACAAGTTTTTCTCACAAACAGATACCGAGGTAATTGTAAATTTAATTGAGTATTATTATCTTACATGCAACAGTGTATTTGAGTCTATTTTTAAAGTCACGCAGGAATTACAAGGAACATATGGACTAATTGTTTTACATTTGGATGAACCAACCAAATTATTTTGTTTAAGAAAGGGCTCTCCTTTGCTGATTGGGCATAATGAAAATATGGTTATTGTTACATCTGAACAAAGTGGGTTTTTGAATATAAATGGACATTATATATCATTGAACAACGACGATATATGTGTGATTGAGAAATACGAGAATACTATAAAAATTCATACTGAATACACATATTTTACAAAAAAAATAAACATAGTGGAAACCAATCTAACACCATATCCTTATCCCCATTGGACAATAAAAGAAATTCACGAACAACCTAAAATTGTTTTGAACTCTATTAATCATGGAGGCAGAATTAAAAATGATTCGGAAGTAAAATTAGGTGGATTAGATGCAAATGTTGAACTGTTTAAACCTATTCAAAATGTGATAATATTAGGTTGCGGAACATCTTATTTTGCAGGATTATATGGAATGTATTTTTTTAAAAAAATATGTCATTTCAATACCGTTCAGGTATTTGACGGTGCTGATTTTAATGATTGGGATGTTCCCAAAATAGGCCACACTATATTCATATTAGTATCACAATCAGGAGAAACACTCGATTTATATAGATGCATTGAAATTGCAAAACGTCACAATATTACAACTATTGGCATAATAAATACCCCAGATTCATTAATATCAAGAGAGGTTACATGTGGTGTATATTGTAATGCAGGAAAAGAAGTAGGAGTTGCATCTACCAAAGCATTTACTAGTCAAGTAATCTGTTTATCACTTGTTGCATTATGGTTTTCAAATTTGCATGATGTAAGCAAAGAAAAACGAATACAAATGATTCATGACTTGAAACAGTTATCTAGAGATATACAAACAACTCTAAATAATTGCAATACTAAAATAGTTGAACTTGCAAAAAAAATAAATATGTATAATCACTTGTTTCTTATTGGAAAAGGCAGTGATGAATGTGTTGCAAAAGAAGGTTCTTTAAAAATTAAAGAAGTATCTTATATACATTCGGAATCATATTCGTCTTCTTCATTGAAACATGGACCATTTGCGTTATTAGATAAAAATTTTCCAGTAATTATTTTAAATTTGGATGAAGAACATTACGGCAAAACGATGAATTGCTATAATGAAATTAAAACAAGAGGTGCTCCAATTATATTTATTACCAATGATAAAAATCATCTGACAAACGATGATACTGAAAATATTATTATTACAAAAAATAGTTCATATGCATCTTTATTAGGTATTATTCCTATTCAATTATTGGCTTATTATATATCCATTCAAAGAAATTTAAATCCTGATAAACCAAGAAATTTGGCCAAAGTAGTTACGGTGGAATAAAAATAAAACAACTTAAGATTAAATAGTATATTATATTTATTCGACATAAATAGAATTATGTCATTAATTGAAAAACCCTAATAATAAATAAATTCAATCTTCCAATAGAAATCATGGATACTATAAAAGAATTTGCATTTCGTAAAATACAAAAAATACAAAAAATGACAAAAGATACAATTTACTACTAACAATTCCAGTTAAAATATATAACAATACCTACAAAAAAATTGTGTTTTCATGAGAATAAGTGAAAAAAAGTATTATTGCTTATTATATTACAATGATATAATAGAATTACAAACTTTATTACGTCTTAGAAATGATAATGCATTATATACTGTGAATAAAGTTATACATTTTAACTGAAATTGATGTTTTACATGAGAAAATACGTATACCTGTTTACCATTTTGTCTTTTTGACACTAATCTTTGGTCCAGAACCTTTTTTCTTGATATTGTTTGGATCATATTGTTCGTCTTCATCATCCGATTGAATTTGTTTGGACATTTCCCAAAATTCCTTGGAACCTAGTTTAAAATCATTATGACTGTCTGCTTTATACCAGAATACTTGTTCCTGTAATTTGTTAGATTTGGAGTTGTTATTGATCACCAAACATTCGTAATTTTCGGTGCATTGATCCATGACTTGGCAAAAAGATTCAAATGTAGGAAACATACCCGCATAATTTTCATAAATACGTTTACGATTGGCAATGTAAGGTTCTCTCAAAATAAAAACGTAATCAATATTAGTTCGTAAAGTAGGCGGAATACCTAGAGGATATTGCATAGTAATAATAAGCATCACTTTCCAATGTCGTCCGTTCATGAACAATAATCTCATCAATTTATCTCTAGACCATGTCGCGTCATATAAACAGTCATCTAAAATAGTAAAAGTGCGTGGGTCAATAGTGCTTCTTTTGAAGGTTTCCATTTCTTTTTTGATTTGTTTGAGGACTTGACGCTGTCTTTTTAGTATATTTTCAATGATCACTGTATTGTATTCATTGTGAATAAATAATTTTGGCACTAATTTACCGTAGAAACCATTTCCTTCTTCTGTCCCGGATATGACAGTTCCAATGGGAATATCTTGGTGATAAAATAATAAATCTCTTACTAAGAAAGATTTACCAGTATCACGACGCCCGATAAGAACAACAACAGGACCTTTTGATTCATTTGGTTTAAAACTAATGGTCTTCATATCAAATTTTTTTAATTCCAGATTCATAGATATAATTTAATTAAGCAAAAATAAAAATATGATAAACGAGGATAATTAGTTAAAAATATGTATTATTTTTATAACAAATACCTAAATGACAATTTCGATTCCTCTAAATTATCAAAAGAGAAAGAATACTTCTTTGTTTCATAATTTTCAAAATCATCCAGTTATACAATTATCTGATGTTCAAAATTATATTCCTATATATCAACAATTTTTTTCATTGAATGCTAACAACTATAATTCTATTAATTTAAATCATTTATGGTCAATTCATGAAATAAAGAATCCTGTGAATATAAAACATGGTAATGGTAATGGTAATAGTCATGATAATGATAATGATAAAAGTGGAGGTAATATATTTCCTTGTAAATTAAAAAACAATTCTATGGAGGATGTTATTATAGAAGAAAATGTATTTTTTAAATTGGCGCCGTTGTTAGATCCGTGTAAGTATATTGTAGGAAAATACAATTATACGGACCCGAATTTATTTAATTTACCTTCTATTGAAAATACAGAAACAGTTCATTCAAAATTGTTAGATATGAATAATTCGTCTTATGTTGATGGTATGTTTGTATTTTTGTCAAGTCAATTATTAAATCATAAACAATTTATTCATGGTGTGGATTATTATGGATCTTTTTTAGCCATTAAGAACAATTTCAAAATAAATATTGTCGATGATTTGGATTACTTAATTACATCTGAATTTTTTAATAAACAGAAAAATATACTTTTTCAAGTAGAAGATTATTCACATTTGATTATGAGTGATGAACCTCATGCATTGCCTCCTATCAAAATACATGGCAATGAATCTAGAAAATCTATTTCGGAATTATCCGTAAGTTCCTTTCACAATGAGATTTTTGAAAATATATTTGATACACCAAGTAAAAACGAAAATAAAAATGGAAATGAAAACGAAAACGAAAATCAAGATCAAAAACAGGATCACTATTTTGATTTATCTGATTTAAAAAATATGTCCATGGATTTAATTGATATTACAAATAGTGAGTTTATAAATGCAGATGATAACAAACACACAACCTTGAAATCTGGTTCTACGTGTTCATCTAGAACATCTCATACGCACACAGATGAACAGAATGATAATGAGAATGACAATGGATCATGCAATGAATGTGATAATATTGATGATGAAGAACTCGCAGAAGACGAAATAGATGATAAAATTATTTCAGATGATAGTGATGAAGAATCGGAAGAAGAAGAAAAAATAGATGCTATTATTCCGAAATTTCCAGTGCAAGTAATATGTATGGAAAATTGCGAAAATACTTTTGATGATCTGATTATTCATAATCAATTACACAAAGATGAGTGGTTTTCCGCATTTATGCAGGTTATTATGACTCTAATTACCTATCAAAAAGTATTTTCATTTACACATAATGATTTGCATACAAATAATATCATGTATAACAAAACACAGGCGAAATATATTTATTATTGTTACAAAAAGAAATACTATAAGGTCCCAACTTTTGGGAGAATATACAAAATCATTGATTTTGGAAGAGCGATTTATAAATGCAACGGGAAACTATTTTGCAGTGATAGTTTTCAAAACGGTGGAGACGCAGCAACCCAATACAACACAGAACCCTATTTTAACGATAAAAAACCTCGATTAGAAGCCAATTATAGTTTTGATCTATGTCGTTTAGCGTGTTCCATTTTTGATTACGTTGTGGAAGATTTTGAAAACTTGAAAGAATTGCAAGAATCAGATCCTGTTGTTAAATTAATCGTAGAATGGTGCTTAGATGATAATGGAGTGAATGTCTTATATAAGAATAATGGTCAGGAACGATATCCTGATTTTAAACTATATAAAATGATTGCCAGGTATGTTCACAATCACACACCGGCAGCGCAATTAGAAAGACCACAATTTAAAAAATACGTAGTAAATAAAAATAACGTGCCTAAGGATGCCATTCTGATGAATATTGATGAATATTAAGACATGCATGTAAATTTTACATACATAATTATAAGAATAAAATATGCTATTTAATAAATTTAAAATATAATAATATAGTCTATTTTTATATTATAAAAATGAGTTTCGGATTCATACTTACAAGACACGTAAACTCTGAACAAACAAATAAATATTGGAATCAAAGTGTAAAATTATTAAAAAAATTATATCCTTATAGAAGAATCGTCATTATTGATGATAATAGTAATCCTGCATTTTTAAAGGCAGAGCGCGACTACAAAGATTTAACTATTATTCAATCAGAATACCCAGGATCAGGTGAATTACTTCCATATATATATTTTTTACGTAATCCAATATGGTTTAGGAATGCGGTTATCATTCATGATAGTGTTTTTTTTCACACAAGAATAGAGTTTGAAAAATTGTTTGAACCAGTATTACCATTGTGGCATTTTAATTATGATAAAGAAAATCTATATAATTTACTAAGAATATGCGGTGGTTTAAAAAACAATTATACATTAATGAATTTTCTATCAAATAATGAACCGACTATTTTAGGATTGAGTAATTTTAACGGCAAAAAATTCGTATGTTGTTTTGGAGTGCAAACATTTATTAATTATGATTTTTTGCATAAATTAGAAGCAAAATATGGGTTTACTAATTTAGTCCATTATGTAAAAAATCGTTCAGACCGCCAAGGTTTGGAACGAGTTATGGGGTTATTATTTTCAATAGAGCATCCAAAATTGAATAAAACAAAATCGTTATTGGGTGATATACACAATAATAGTGGAGGAATGGGATATAATTATCCACAATATCAAGATGAATTTGAAAATAAAAAAATATCTAAACCAGTTGTAAAGGTTTGGACTGGTCGTTGATATTTTTTGTTTTTGTTTTTTTTTCTTTTATTAAAATTTTATAAAAAGGAAGATAATG